GGGTGGGCACTTTGGCCCCAGTATAACTAGGTTATGGTTTGAGAGAGGCCCCCCGAAGGATTAAAGTCTTCTCTCTCGCAAGACTGCTGGTTTGCCAGCATCTGATTAGGCGTAGAAGATCACGCCGTGCGTGTAGGACTTGTCCACTATCTCATCAAATTTTGGTGGATAATAGGCCATGCCTAACGGTCGATTGTATTTGCCAGAAGCACCGGTGGCGTCTAGTGGAATGACGATGTTAGCCCCAAGTTTGTTGCCTGAGTCGTATTGAACAATAGCTAGGCAAGGAGCATAAGGCTCCAAGTTGTCAAATGTGGGTTCGTCAAGGTAGGGGACCGACTTGGTTTTGAAGACGTTAAGATACGGTGGCATCCTAACCTCTTGTGGTCCAGCTGCGAAGTAATTGACTATGAACACTTCTATGTTTTGTCGGTTTGGAATGTTGAGCACTGTCGACTTCCATAGGTAAAAATTCCTCTCCCTGGTCCCTAGTGCTGCTAGCACACGGTCTGTCTGGGTTGTCACTACGGTTGAGATTTTATCTGTCTGTTCTGTTATGGCAGATGTTATACCGGTGATTGTGGAAGTTGCATTCAAGCCCACAGCGGCAACTATTGCGGCTGTTTCGGTTGCGATTGATGCAGTGATATCTATCCCGAGAGCTGTTATTGCGGCATCAAAGTCGGCCGCTAACGCGGCGACTGAGGCATCAACAGATGCTACAGCGGCAACTATTGCCGTTGTCTGCGCTGCGATAACACCGTCCAGGTCAGTGGCAAGGGCAGTGATTGCACCGACAATCGATGCGAATCCTGCAGCAGTTGCGGCGACCAGGGCTCCGATCTCAGCAGCCAGCCCGGCTATCTCTGTTGTCAACGCGGTCGTGGCAACAGTGACAATCTCGGTGATTTCGGCTACGAGTTCCTGTAGGAGCAATTGCAGTGTTATCTTCCCGGGTATTGCGTCATAGATGTCTTTGAGCAATGGTATCACACTTCCGACGTAGAACTCGATGATCTGCTTAAGAGCCCGTTGAGTGCTAACGTCAAGTTGTTCAAGCGTTCCTCTAGTGAGGTTTGTGTAATCTCCTGAGAAGTCATCGACGACGAACTCGGGAGCGTCTGGTTCTCTAAAAAAGTGCTAGAGACTGCAGAAACGAATTGAACAACTGGCCATATCTCACCTCCCTGTGCGATAGGTTGGTCGTCCTTGAAGTTCTCCTCGATTTCTTTTCCGGGAGCTTGCAATACGACTACGGGTGACATTGGCTTTGAGGTGTCTATTTGCAACCCCCAGATCACTTTCCAGAGGTTGTCTCCTACCTGTACAGGAACGGCCTTAGGGGCCTTTAGGGTGTATGTTCCCTTCTGTACATATCCCGTCCAAGGTGTGCCTACGATGCTGCCAGGTGTCCCATCGCTGCTTTCAAGATAGTTTTCATTAACAGAGCGCAATTGCTTGCTGCCATTAAAAGTGGCAACAAACATGCCCTGGAAAGCGTTAGCTGGGATCTGGTCTCCTATGATGGTTTTGTTGTAGAAGGAGATATCAAAGTAGAGGTGGAAGGTCAACGTACCAGGTTGGTTAGTTGGTCCGTTGACCATAGCGTAGAATGTTCCATAGCTGTTCCACCGCGACGGGTCCTTGAGGTCAACGAATCTCGCTCCCCCATTGACACACATGTTTGGTGTGATGACAAACGTATGTTTGCCCCAAACGTTTACCTGTGTGCTCCCTTGCGTCGCCATCAACTTTTGTAACCCATCCTGGTTAGCGGGTATGCCTGTCTCTGGGTCACTAATGAAGCCCATGGCAATCCCTCCAGAACTGGTATTGGGCACTTGACAAGTGGCTGTGATTATCACTTTGTTCATGCGCCAGGATTGGTAGGTGTTTGCCTGTGATCTTAGTTGTGGAATCATATTAATGTCCATCGGTACTGCTAAGAGCATGGTGTTGTCAGGCATGTTGGCGGTTAGCGTTATTGTGGCAGCAATACCAGAGTTCTTGACCCGGTGCTGTGCTCCGCCAGTCTTCTTCTGTTGGTAAGAAGCTTTGTTGGCCACGACCTGGTATGAGGTCTTTGTGGCTTTGAGGGACCTTTTCATGGTTCTCCTCTTAGGCTGAGTTTTAACTCTCTTGACATTACGGTTCCTTGGTGGCGCCATAATGCCCTATACCGCGTCTAAATAGAAGACTTCAGGTGGTAAAAAGTCTTCCCATTGTGGCACACTAGTGGGATTTTCCCAGTATTCTGGCTCTAACTTCATCCCTTCTAAGGCCAGCTGGGTTTCTATTGGTATTCCCCACATTTTCTCGCACTGTATTCGTGCGTCCGGTTCGACGGTCCTCCAAAAGACTTTTGAACGGCGATCGAACTTCTGTTGGAACCACAGGTTCCGCAGTGCCACTTCGGACAGGTTCTTTGCCTTTTTCTTGTCTGCTAGCTTCATGCTTTCGTGCAGACGCAAGAATAGCGGGCCAAGAATCGGCTGGCCCTGATTTATTATGGCCCTCATCTCCCATAATACTTTCAGGTAGTCCCTGTCCCTCTTGCCTCCGAAGCTCAGTGCGCTTGCCAATACCTTCCTTGGGTTTGGCATCATCTCCACTGTGTCGTGGTGAACGAGAAGCTTTGTTTGACAGAACTCCAGTTGTTGAACATCTGTCACACGCTTCTCTAGCGCTAGCTCGTGGCCTGCCAGAGTGAACACCCAGTTTACTGTTTCTATCAGGAGATCGATGTCCTCCTTCTCGGCCATGACGTTGAAGTCGTCTCCGTCCAGCATTGAGTACCATCTTTTGATCACTCGCTGTTTTAGGCCTTTCGTAACTAGGTGCTTGGCGTACTCTCTCGAGAGCTTTCCAAGATCTCTTCCTGCTAGAAGAGCTCTCACCAGACG